AACAAACCTACCAGTCGTTGCTGATTGCAAAGGTTTTCCTAAACTAAATGAGATCGTTGTACTGTATCCCGATGGCTCAAAACTTGAAGGTTCATACGATGGCTATGGCAGAGTTAACGACATCGATTTACTGCCTGATGGATACGAAGAAGACAAATGGGATGCGCTGAAGTTTGTACTCAAGTGGCAATACAAAGGCGAGTCATACAAAGAATTGGGCAAGTCTCATGATGAACTAGCACAAGGCTACTTCATGTCTGATACCTTCCTCAAGATCTGCATTGATGAACGTTCATTCAAGAACTATGCAGAATATAAGAAAGCCATGCAGAAGTATGGCGACTGGATTTAAACAATCAATCTAAACCACTTAACTAAGGAAAAATATCATGCCTAACTGGTGTTCAAACTCTCTCAAATTAACTGCAACAACCGACAACAACCGCAAGCTTTTGGACGAATTAGAAAAACAATTCGACACTAGCGACAAGGCCGTAATTTTCGACATGATCAAACCCACACCCTTAGACCTGCTCGAAGGCAACGGATGGTACGACTGGCGCATAAAAAACTGGGGCACAAAATGGGACGCAACCATTCTGTCAGCAACCCGCAAAAAGAATATTGCAACCCTGTACTTTGAAACCGCTTGGGCACCCCCCATCGAAATCTATAAGGCACTGGAGGAGGAGGGTTTCAAGGTCGAAGCAACCTATGTAGAGCAGGGTATGCAATACGCCGGTCATTACAAAAAGGGGGTGGACTTTACAGACGACAAACCCCAGTTCTTACGCAACCTGTATGACGAAGAGACGGATACCTTTAACGAAGACCAGTCCGACATGGAGGCTTACTTCCTGAAAGCCGGATTCAAACATTCACCTATGACATTCGGAGGCTGACATGGAAACTTCAGAACGCTTTGCCCTCAATGAGTGGCTTTCAGAATTCCCCGATAACAAAACTTTTGACGAAATCATGGATCTGATTCGTGAAGATGATGAGTCGGTTATCGCTTGGGAATTAGTCGAACACCACCCTGCGGCTGACCTCATAGAGCTTATTTACAACACGCAAATGCACTTTGAATTTGTGACCAAACCAACCAACAAGGAGAAATCAAATGCTTAAACCACAAGAAATGTACGGCGCATTAGACAAGGCCGGAATCAAATTCGAAGTTATCGAGGCGCATAAGAATTACCGCATCATGCGGATTGATGTAGATGACACCTACCAACCAACACCCGAGCAAGCCGCATTCATAGAGGCTTATGGTGCAGCGGTCGCTAGTGCAACAGATGAAGAGGTGCTAGCTTTCTTTGCTGAAGATGCGCCTAGCGATGGTGATGCATTCACAGAAAAGTGGAGCCTAGGAACTTACTCCACCATCATGGATGCATGGTGCGTATGGAAGTTTGCCGTTGACTTTGCAAGGGGAGCAAAATGAAAGTATCTGAACTGATCGCACTACTACAAGAGTGCAACCCTGATACGGAGGTGTATACCTTTAACGACCACGAAATTCACGCCATTACTATGGTGGACGAAATTGATGAGTGGGTTCACCTTAACTTGGGAGAGAAGCAATGAAGCCATGGCACCAATACACCGAAGAGGGGATTGAAGAACTGGCGGCTGAAGCATTGAATGTTGCAGTCGCTCACATCCAAGATCGATTGGGTGTAGAAACCGGCGACTTTGCCGGCCTGTACTTTTCAGGCACAAGAGAGCAAGCATTAGAAGCAATCTTCAAGCAATACATTGAGCAAGAGATCCATTGGAATCAGGAAATAACTGTATGAAGGTGCTAGTCGCCTGTGAATACTCAGGTGTGGTGCGTGACGCCTTTACAAAAGCCGGACACGATGCCACATCCTGTGATCTACTGCCGTCAGAATCCCCACATGGAAAACACTTCCAAGGGGATGTGATGGAAATCCTGGGTCAAGACTGGGATCTTTTAATTGCCCATCCACCATGCACATACCTGTGCGTTTCAGGTATTCATTGGAATGCAAAACGACCTGAGAGAGCCGCCCAAACCGAAGAAGCATTAAAGTTTGTGGAGGCTTTACTCAACGCCAACATTCCAAAAATCTGTCTTGAGAATCCAGTCGGCGTGATATCCACCCGCATTCGCAAGCCAACCCAAATCATTCAGCCGTACCAATACGGACATGATGCAAGCAAGCAAACTTGCCTGTGGTTAAAAGGTTTACCACCCCTGCAGCCCACGCAATTTATTGACCCACGCATTGTGACCACACCTAGCGGCAAACAAGCCAAAAGATGGGCAAACCAATGCGACAACTACGGCCATGACAGTTTGCCACCAAGTGCAGATCGATGGAAGATTAGAAGTGCAACATACCAAGGTATTGCCGATGCCATGGCAAACCAATGGGGAGGCTTGGAATGAAAATTCTAAACCTGTACGCAGGTATTGGAGGCAATCGCAATCTATGGGGGGACGATCACCAAGTAACCGCGGTGGAGTTCTGCCCAGAGATTGCCAAAGTCTATCAATCCCGCCATCCAAATGATGAGGTCATTGTCGGTGATGCTGTCCAATATTTGGAGGCAAACTATGCCGGCTTTGATTTCATATGGGCAAGCCCACCATGCCCAAGCCACGGACAATACCGCCACAATGTTGGAGTCAGAGGCAAAGGTTTTGCGCCAGTCATGCCCGACATGACCCTTTACTCACAGATCATATTCCTACAGCACTACGCCAACGGCAAATGGATTGTGGAGAATGTGGTGCCCTACTATGAGCCGCTGATCAAACCCAGCTTTGAAATGCAACGCCATTTGTTTTGGTCAAACTTCCATGTTCCGCCCAAAGAATTTGAGAAGTCAGACATCAGAAACAAAAACAAGATCTCCGACTTTGACGGATATGAGGAGGTCGCTAACAGCAAGATACCCAACAAACGACAGGCCTTACGCAATTGCGTGAACCCGCTTGTTGGTAAGCACATCCTGGAAAATGCATTCAATAAAATCGGCCAACTACAGTTAATAGAGGAGGCGGCATGACTCAATACATCTTTATCTTAATGGAGGAGGGCGACTTCGTAGCCGCCTACACCACCAGACAAAAGGCTGAGCTGGAAGCCTTAGAATCAAAGCTTCGCAACTGGCACATCATCGAAGCAAGGTTACGCTAGTACCCATTGCTTTGTTCAGGGACTGCCCCGCACGGAACAGTCCCACTCTTAAATGAGTATCGTTAAAGTCCTCGCCAACGACATCACTTATCCAGTAAGGCCAGCCAATCTCTTTCGCTACTCGCTCACCAGTCCCGCTCTCATCATTGTCAGCCACAAGAAACCCGCTGTCCAATGAGGAGGCAACCTTCTTCATATTGCCCGCGCTAAAACAAACATGAATGTTATACCTGCGCTTGTAGGACTTTAGGACATGGCGTATAGATAATGCCGTAGCATATCCCTCGCAAAGAATGTGGAGGCCTTTGTTATCAAAACAAAACTGTGCATCTGAAGTGCGCTGCCCGAACAAAAACTTCTTGCCTCCAGCTTCATCAATAACTTGACAGCCAACCAATCTACCCTCAACACGCATTGGGATTAGTAAATAGTGGAGGCCATCAAGGACATAGATATTCCCTTCCTCTTCTTCAAATCCCTTAGCCTTGAGATATGGGTGCCGTCCGTATGCAGACTGCTTTAACATAACCGCCGCCTTGTTGGCCGCTTCTCTTTGCATGAGGAGGCGATCATCATCCGCCTTTCGCGCAAGCTTTACAAACTTCTCCGAATCTATATTGTTTCCGTCACTCCGCCATACAGATACTTCCACATCGGTAGCGTGGTTCTGCACAAAGGCGTGATCACCCATAAACTTAACGGCGCCATTCCTTTTGCGTGGCTTATCCTGAGTTGGATATCTTTTCCACACCCCGACTGGCGGGTAATGATCGAGGAGGATGCCGTGCGCTGCACAGAAATTTAAGAAGTCCATTACCGCTTTCCTCTCTTGATCGCACGAATGTAAGCCCGCTTCTTAGCTTCTACAAACTTAGTTACTTCCATACTTGGTGTACTAATGTTGTCACTTAAATTTGCAGGCCACACCCCAAACTTTTCTTTGTAAGTATGAGAAGCCCAGCCTGGAGACTTACCTTCGTTAGCTACAAACCACTGAAGCTGTGACCACCAACTCTGTTTGTTAGCACGCGTCATCATTGCCAACTCTTCCATTTCACCTGGAAGCACAGACAAAGTACTGCTCTTTTCTTTTACATAACCACAATAAGAACAAGACTCAGCATAGCGTGGCATATAGGCCTGACACCTAGGACACTTAGCCTCTTGCTTTTCCTTCTCTGTTGGTTCTTTCTTTGGCTTCTCTTTGCCTTCGTCTAATGAGTTAACACCATTCTCATAAACATCCTCCCAGTCATCCCGAAAGCGGAGGTAGTTACCTGAGTGATCAAGCCACACGGCATAAGGTTTATCTTCTGGGTTTGCCTGATTGCCACGCATGACACGACCCATCTGCTGAATGTGAGAAGACAAAGACTTACTAAATGGGCGGGCTGATACACCAATCATTACATCAGGTACATCAAAACCTTTTGTCAGAATATCTGTAGCAATCAAGCCGTGAATTTCTGTATCAGGTTTAGAAAAGTCCTCGATGACCTGCTTCTTAAACTCATCATCATCCTTGTAGCTGATCGAGATAAAGTTATAGCCCTGCTCTGCAAACTTTCGCATGAGATCGGTGCCGTGGTTTACACCCGAACAAAACACAATCGTCTTGCGTGGACGATTAAAGATCTGATGCGTGATCTTGATCCACTCTGTAACGATATCTCCTGTGATCTGCATCCCCCGCTTAGAAGACTCAGCCTGTGACCACTCGCCGGCAACCTTCTTTGCGCCAGTCATGTCTATCTCTTTAGCAACAAACACCTTAAGAGGAACAAGCACACCCTGATCTACCAAATGTTTTGTGGTAACCGAAGACACCACATGATCATAGACACGACCCAACCCCTTAGTAAAAGGAGTGGCGGTCAGACCTATGACCTTTACATCAGGATTGTTCTTGATGAACTCGATTGTTTGTTCTCTGGTCTGATGACATTCATCAACAATAAGAAGCTGAAGGCCAGGAAAATCGCCCCGCTTCTCTAGAGTCTGAGCCGAGCAAACTTGAATGTTTTCATAAGGCCTAAACCTCCAATGACCTGACTGCAATACGCCATGCTCGATGCTGTACTTCTCAAGGCGTTGACTTGTTTGATCGCACAAAACAATACGATCCAAAATCATTGCCGCCTTGTTACCTTTTTCTTTTGTTGCCCTCAGTAGCTCGATGGCCATCTCTGTTTTACCTGCGCCTGTAGGTGCATAGAGAATCTGACTGCGAAGTCCTGCTGCAAATCCTTTGCGAAGACTATCCAAGATATGAGACTGGTAGTCCCTGAGTATTAGTGACATAGGAATTCCTCTACTGGGACACAAGCCCCCCAGCTTGGGCTATGAATTACTTAGCCTTCAATTGCTTCTGCAAATAGGTCACTTGCTTTTTAAGCTGAGCATTCTCTGCTTGGAATTGATCACGGCTAATCTTCACAGAGTTCAGCTCAATCGTTAGTTGCCAGACCTCATCTCGAAGCTCGGCAATTATTCTGCCGGCAAGATCAGGATCTGCTGAACCTTTAACGGCCAACTGGTCTGATAGCTTCTCATTCTCTTGAACCAAGAAGTCGATGGCTTCCTGTTGCTTGCCGTCATCCGCGGGAGGAGTAACGGGTTTAGCAACATCAACTTTGACTGGCTTCTCAGGTTTAGTAGCGCGAGTCTTGACTTCGCCGTCCTTATCTAAAAACTTGACTTTCTCAGGCACCTTACCTACACGCAATTTTGCTATCGTTACATGGGACAAATCACAGATGCGGCCAATCTCTCGGTTGCTCCACTTGCCCCACTCGAAATCTCCGATCAACTCTTTGGCATTGTGAAGCTTGTCTTGCAAGGTTGGTTGCAAACCATGCAGATTGTTTGCGATCTTGCTGTACAGGATGGCTTCACGCAGTAAACCATTGGTAACATAACACTTGATCGAGGCCTTACCATTCTTGCGAGTGGCGTGGTAGCGGTGGAAGCCATCGCCTAACCAATACTCTTTGCCATCAAAGAAAGCTTTGACCGGCTCATACTCCACGCCATCCTTCATCTTCTCGAAGATCTCTTCTACATAATCCTCTTTAATTGACAGGCGTGATTGTGTGCCGCCGGTGATATTGATTGCATCAATCGGCAAAGTCTTCAATGTAAATACTATTTTTGTTGGATCGTAGTTCATTTGTTTTCCTTGTTAGATATGTAACCAAGATAAAAATATCTCCACTTGGTCTGTATGTTTGATGACTTGTATCGGTTGGTGCCCCACTCATAGCTTAGGCCTCGCAACGCCAAGATCTCTTCAAATCTCTGTCGAATTTCTTCAACCTGGTTCTTTGGATTTACCGACATAAAAGTAGTCCCACAATTAAGCCCAAGAAAAAAGTAACCAATGGAATTAAAATAGTGTCACTTTCAACATATGTCCTATCGGGTCCTTCCATCCACTGAAAGTAATCATCGGGAAAGGCCTCCTGCAAAGTGCGTGGGAAACGCCGTGTCGTATCGTTCATTGTTTTTCCTTTGTTAATAAGTGCAGTTTATTATACATACTATCTCTTCATGTTCCTTACAAAGACTGCAAAACTTGCAGCCGTATCACCAGTCATCTTGTCAAACTCTTTCGCCACCTCGTCTAAAGTATCGTTACGAATCTTGTTAGACACTTCATTAATTTGGCATTCAACCATCTGTCGCTTGCGCCAGCCCATAGCTTTCTCCCATAGATTTAATTCACTCATGCAAATTTCCTTCCTTCTTCAACATCTGCTAACAACTTACCAACCTTACTCAGATAAACAACATTTGTATCTTTATCTTCTACATCTACTGATGGGGCGTCAAACTGAGCCGATGTTTTAGTTTGTAGATTTGGTGAGATAACTTTGCATTGATACCCAGCCCACTCAAATTCTTGCAGTCCACGAATATGTTCTTTAACTATGGTTGTCTTGTCACCATACTTTCTCTCATGTTCTTTAACATAATGAACAATCTTCTTGGCTTGACCAGTTGGTGTTCTGATGCTCTTGTCTCTGTCCTTGAAGTAGTAAGGTGTCTGGTCATTGTTGACACCAAATGTCACACGCTCACCATTCTTTTTAACTACCACATTCCACCGGCTATCCCTCTTTGACCACCAGTCATGCACCGCAACGAAATAGTTCTGAGCAATGATCTTGCACTGCTCAACTGATCTGTCGAAATCCTCAAGATAATCTGCAGTACTCCATGATCTTGTGTAAAAGACAGTAGCTTTCCCATTTGACTTGCGAGAATTAGAATTTTTGGCTGGGACTATATGTGCCTTAGTCTTTAACTCATCACAGAAACTTATGACGCCAGTCTTTCTGTTAACCGTGATGTACATGTTTACCCACATTAATTTGTCATCCACATCAAACGCCATGCCAAATTGATACGGAACTCCAGTATTTTTTGATACATGCCAAGGCAACTTGTCCATCTTGATAGCAAAAATAAACTTTGCGTAAAATCTTTCCTTGGTATTTATAGTGCTTGATGAGGCTTGAGAGATGCACATGATGGCCGGCAAAGGCTTTGTTACATCAACTACATTTCTTTCATCACTCAAAGACATAATCCAAGGGTTTGGAATGTGGACACCAAGCTTCTTTAAACCAACCACCGAATCTTTTGCAAGCCATGATGCGTTCATGGTCGGCAACTTCACATTGTTAAAAGTGTGTTCAAGATTGTCGAGCAGCTCCGCAAAGTCTTGACGCTTCTCTTTGTTGTACTTGCGTGGCTTTCGTGGCTCAGGTTTTACTTCAGCCTTTACATCAGGAATTGCTTCAACGCTTGTTGATCTGAAGTGATACATTAATTTATTTACAAAGTCTTTAACCTTGTGAATAAGAGGATGATCCAATGTAATCATGTGTTCTTCTCCTTGAGTTTGAGTTGTACGTGCTTGGCAAGCATAAACAAATTAGGATTGATTCCACTGTAACTTTCCATCAAGTCCTTGATCTCCTCATCTGTCATCTCAATCCACGGCCTGAGCGTTTGTTGCACTTTAGCCTGAGCCGCCATGCCATCTTCGTAGCCCTTGCCGTAGGTTTCGTTATCGGCCTCGATCAGTTCTTTAATAAGTTTTAGGCTTTCGTCACAGACCTTTGTCAGGCTGTCGATTGCCATGTTGCGTTTGATAATCATGTATTTGCCCTTGCTCTAATTAAGTTTTGGTAGTCATCAAGAGCTTGATTAATAACACCAAGCATTTCAGATCGGTTATGTAAATCAAACGGGGTAAGCTGGTGACGTAACTGAGCACACGCCTCACGCTCTATCTTTATTGCGGCTTTTATGGCATCGGCTTCCCAATGGTAAGGTTGGCCTTTCATAGAATTCTCACGCTCAATACGTGCAAACTCGTCGTCTTCATCAGTGTGAATCATTGCTTATCTCCTCTTCTGTTGGTGGTAGGCCTGTGTCTTTATATACCCATCCAATCCGATAATTGGCGCCTGGATATGGTGCAAGAATAATTTCTCTGCCGTTTAAAGTTCTTGTTACGCCCTGCTCCATTAAATCCTCTAATGAATTAGGAACTACTGAGTTTGGAAATGGCCAGTTCATTGATCCCTCGCTTTCATCATTGCATCTGCCATCTTGTATGCGTTGGTTGCATAAATTTCTAATGGCACTTCAATAACAATGCCACGACTAACAATTGCTTGCATAGACTTAGCCGCAAAGTAATCACGCAAGGTCATGCCCATGTTTATCATCATGCCTGACTCATCTTCGGCAACAAACGGGAACGCTGGTGTATTTTTCATACTTCCTCCTGTAAAGATATTGGGATATAAAAACAA